CGGCACGTACCGCCCCGCCCTAGATGCCGACATCGTCATCACGGAAAACGGGGTCCGCATTTTTGGCGGAACGATCGACGGCGTCGCGGAATCGGGCGTCGGCGGGTTAGGACTGTGGCGGATCGTCACGGCGATCAAGGGGGTCGATTACGGGGGCATCGCCGAACGGGAACACGTCGGCGCGAACGTGCCCGCCGGTACGTTGCACGCGTTTTTGGTCGCGATGTTGGTGTACCTGCCAGGGGTCACGTTGGACGCCGCCCAGGTCGCGGGACCGGCGTTACCCGCGATGCCGTACAGCTACGACAAAGTCACCCGCGATGCACTCAACGAAGCGTGCGTCCTGGCGGGCGGGTACGTCTGGGAAATCGACTACGCGAAAACCCTGCGGGCATTCCTGCCAGGGACGATCGCCGCCCCCTTCAACGTCGCGGCGGGCGACGGGCATGTGATCGGCGACGTGACGGTCGAACCCCAACGGACGTCGGGGCAGTACGCCAACCGCGTCATCGTCCAGGCGGGCACGGGGACGTCGCGCATTCGCCAGAACTGGATCGGCGACGGCGTCACGACGCATTGGATTACCGACGTTCCGGCAACGAACGATTGGCCCGGGACGTACCATATGCACGGCGCCGACAACCCCCTGGGACCGTACGAACCCGGCAACACGGGATCACAGTGGCCCGTCCAATGGGACGCGGCAACCCATGGACTCTATCAACGCGCGGGCGATGCCCCCTTCGCCAACGGCGACCCGTTCTACCTCGACTACGTCGCGCAATATCCGTTCGCGGTCGTCGTCAACAACACTGCCGAACAAGCGATCCACGGCGTGTGGGATCTGGCGGTCGCGTTACCCGACGTGTTTACCAAACCCGACGCCGTCGCGTTCGGGAACGCGTATCTGTCGACGGCGATCGTCGTCCCGAAACAGGTGACGTACCTGACGGAACAGATCGGCGCCCATCCCGGCATGATGCAAGTGATCAACGTCCCGGCGCGCGGGATCAACGGAACCTATTTGATCACGTCGGTTCAGACGGCGAACAGTCGCGAAAAAGCGATGCAACGGACGATTACCGCGATCGAAGGGGCGACCCTGCGCGGCGCGGCGCCCGACAATCTATTCAAACAATGGTCGGGCGGCGGCGCGGTCGCGGCGGCAACCGTGACGCCCGCGGCGAGTCCTGGAACCCCCGGCACGGGCGGCGGCGGGTCCGGGCGGTCGTCCTACTTCCTGGGCGGGTCCGGGTTGGAAGCGCGACGGACGAACAACACGGGCGATTGGGTTCCGGCGTCGGGTGGGTCGGCGATCGGCCAGGGCGCCATTCAAGTCCAGTTAGATACCGTGACGCGCGGGTCGTCGACGGCAACCATTACCGCCCGGTTGCGATCGATGGCGGCGGGCGTATCCGTGATCGCGCGACTCTACAACGCGTCGGACGCGGTCGCGTGCGCGGGCGTATCCGCCGCCGTGACGTCGACGATCTGGCAAACGGTCGTCTTTTCCGTGACCCTGGCGGCGGGCGCGAAATTTTACGAACTGCAATTGCAACCGTCGGCGGCGGGCGCCGACGTGTTCGGGGTTGGCTATGTCGAATAGATCCGTCGTCGTCCTGGCGTTCCTGCTACTCCTGGCGGCGGCGACCTCGACGCGCGCCCAAACGATCTACGCCGATCGGTTCGGACTCGTCACGGGTCCATGTCTGATCACTAGCGGCGCGGGCGACCCGACGAACACGGTCAACGGCAATCGATGCGATACCTACGTCCGCACGGATACCGGCGACGTCTACACAAAACAAACGTCGGGGTTCACGTCGACGGGTTGGGGCATCATCCCGCGGTTATCGGTCGCGAACGTCTGGACGGCGAATCAAACGATCGCCAACGCATCGCCCGCGCTACTCCTGACGAACACGGGCGCGGGCGCGAATCTGAAATCCTGGGCGGTCGGCGTGACCGGCAACGCCCTGACGTTGTCGACGTTGAACGACGCCCTGGGGACGTTGGTGACGCCCCTGTCGATCGACCGTTCCGGCAACGCGTCGATCCTGGGCGGCGCGGCGATTGGGGGCAACGCGACGATCGCAGGGACGGCGGGCATTACGGGCGCGGTCACATTGGGATCGTCGATTGGAACGGCGAACTATGCGTCGCAAGTCGCGGGATGGCAGATCAACCAAACGGGCGGCGCGGATTTCCGGTACGTGTTCGCCGACGAATTGCGCGCGAAACTCTTTACCGCCGACGCGGAGTCCGTCCTGGCAGGGTCGTTGCGCGTCACGAAATCGTATTCGACCGTCGCGCAACCGTTTACGTGCCCCGCCCTGGGCGCGGCGGGAACGCTATGGGTCAACGACGCGTCCACGTACGGCGACGCGCCCGTGTTCCAATCCGGCGATTTCGTCGTGTTGCACGTCCTGACGCGGGCGGCGTTTGGCCCGTTTACGATTACCGACTGCGTCGGATCCGTGACGGCGTACGCCGACGGGTCGGGCGCCAACGCGGGGCAACAATCGTGGACGTTGACGCGCGCCGCGGGCACGAACGGCGGGGCGATGACAGGCGGGTCCGTCGTCCCCGTCAACCAATTAGTTCAGGACATGGGCGTATCGGGAAACGGGTACGTCGAAATGTCCGCGGTCGACGGCGCCAATGGATCGAATGCCCCGTACCTACAAACGAATACCTGGACGACCTCGCCGATCGCGACCAACACGGCGACCCGATGCCGGTTCGGGAACCTGAACGGGATCACGGCGTCGGCGGGGGAATTCGGGATGTTGTGCGGCGGCGTCGGACTGACGCAACCGATGATCCGTCTATCGTCGGCGGCATTTGAAATCCGCAATCTCCCGATCGACCTCTACGACGCAACGCCCGTGCAAGTCTTCCGCATTGATCCGACCGCGCCAAGTGTTGCCATGGGGAACCCGTTGCCCGCGACGTACGGCGGCGGGAAAGGGTTTTGGATGGGGCAGGACGCGGGCGCCTATAAACTCCGCATCGGCGATCCCGCAGGGAACCGCCTAACGTGGGACGGCGCGATCCTGACGATCGCGGGCAACGGGTCGGGCATTACCAACATTAACGGGGGCAACATTACCGCGGGCACGATCACCGCCGCGCAATTGAACATTACCGCGCATCCGGGCGGCGCGGCGTTGAACCCCGACCCCAATACGTCGGATGCGAGCATGTACGTAACGTCCGGGAATCCGGCATTTACACCAGCCGTGATTACGACGATCACTGACGGGATCGTCGGGACGACGTCGCTACGATCGGTCGCGGGGACGCAAGCGGCGATGAGTCAACCATCAACCCCGGTTGACGTCCACAAAACCTATCGGATCCACGCGTGGGCGCGGTCGGGCGGCGGCGCGGTAAGTAGTTCGTCGATTCGGATGAACACGTTTGGGGGTAATGGCGGGTATCTCGGCGAAATCGGGATCGCCATTGACAACGTCGCGATTCCGACCGCGTGGACGGAATACATTGGGACGATCGGTCCCGCGCAATTCCCAACGGGGACGGTCAATACGAGCATTGAAATCTATCTCAACTATCCGTCCCCCGCCGCGGGGTATATCGAAGTCCAGGACGTACGGATTGAAGAAATGGTCCCGTCGACCCTGATTAAAGACGGCGTGATCACGACGAACAAGATCGCCGCGCATACGATTACCGCCGCCAACATCCTGGCGAATTCGATCACGGTTGCCGAACTCGACGCGACGGGGTTTGGGGATAACGTGATCAAAAATGGCGCGTTTGAAGGTATGACGTTAGCGCAAGCGTTGGCGGGTTGGTCGGCGGATCCGGGCGCGGGTCCGACGTCGACCCAATCGTGTTGTGGGTCGAAGGGACCGGGCACGTTGTACATCACGCCGCCCGCGGGGAGTTACACGATTATTGAATATCGCGCGATCCCGGTGACGTCGGGCGCGACGTATCGAATCGCGATGGATTCCTATAACACGGCGGCGACCGTCGTTAGCGGATTTTGGGTGCGCGCGTTTGAAAGCAATCAACCGACCGCCGCCGTCCAGTACGTGCGGGTCAGTTCCTGTTGTTTGAACCCGGGCGACGTCGCGAATGTCCATGCAACGGATATCAGTGCAAGCAATACATCGATGCCAGGGAACGTGTGGGCCCATTACGAATGGGTCTATACCGTCCCGCAGGGGATGACGTGGGTATCCCTGGCGATCCAGAACTGGACATGTCAGGTAACG